ATCCATTTCAAGAAACTACATTGGTTGATTTTAAAAACCATAGATATAATGTTATTCTTAAATCAAGACAAACTGGTATATCAACTTTAACAGCCGGCTTCTCATTATGGAAGATGTTATTCAATGATGATTTTAATTGTTTAGTAATTGCAACAAAGCAAGAAGTAGCAAAAAACCTAGTAACCAAAGTAAGAGTAATGAATCATTATCTTCCTTCTTGGTTAAAACTAACAACAGTTGAAGATAACAAACTATCGTTAAGATACTCAAATGGTTCTCAGATTAAAGCAACTTCAGCTGCAAGTGACGCTGGTCGTTCTGAAGCACTGTCTTTGTTGGTATTTGATGAAGCTGCATTTATTGATAAGATTGAAGATATATGGATATCAGCTCAATCTACATTATCAACGGGTGGTAACGCAATTATACTTTCTACGCCAAACGGTGTAGGTAATTTCTTTCATAAAACTTGGGTAGGTTCTGAAGATGGAACAAATGGATTCAATAATATTAGATTACATTGGAGTGTACATCCAGAAAGAGACCAGAGTTGGAGAGATGAACAAGAAACATTATTAGGGCCAAAAGGAGCAGCACAAGAATGTGATTGTGACTTCGTAAGTTCTGGTGATTCGGTTATTGACCCACAAGTACTTTTATTCTATAAAGAAACATTTGTACAAGAGCCTATCGAAAAAGGTGGATTTGATGGAAATTTTTGGAAATGGCAATATCCTGATTATAGTAAAACTTATATAGTTGTAGCGGATGTTGCTAGAGGAGATGCATCTGATTACTCGGCAGCTCATGTTATTGATGTAGATGCATCTGAGCAAGTTGCAGAATATAGAGGTAAGTTGGACACAAAAGATTTCGGAAATTTCTTAGTATCGATATCAACCGAATATAACAACGCATTGTTGGTAATTGAAAATGCAAACATTGGTTGGGCAACCATTCAACAGGTTATTGATAGAAACTATCCTAATCTTTATTATATGAATAAGGATTTAAAATATGTAGATGTAGACCATCAGCATTCAAATAGATATAGGTCTCAAGACAAAAGTATGGTAGCTGGATTTTCAACTACATCAAGAACTAGACCTTTAATCATTTCTAAGTTAGAGGAGTACATACGAGAGAAATCGATTATAATACGTTCAGTTAGAACTATTGATGAATTATTCACATTTATATGGATGAATGGTAGAGCAGAAGCAATGAGGGGCTATAACGATGATTTAACAATGTCATTAGCTATTTCACTGTGGGTAAGAGATACTGCTTTGAGATTAAGACAAGAAGGTATTGATTTAACCAAACAGGCGATAGATGGTATATCTACACATACTTATAGTGGGATATATGGTGGAGATACTAATGAAGATAATCCTTGGCAAATGCAAATAGGTGATGATATGGAAGATTTAACTAAATGGTTATAAATTAAAAGTTTTATATTTATATAGTATAGGTTAAATATGGTATTTAGAAATGAAGAATTACACTAACGAACTTTATAACGAATTTAAATTAAGTTTAAATGAAAGCATCACAGAATATGATGTTGAAAATTCTACTGATTTAAATGAGTTTATTAGCTTTCTAAAAACAATGAAAGAAAATATTAACGAAGCTGAATATCAGGGTAGAAAGGTAAAACTTAATAAACCAATGAGGGGTGATGTTAAAAAGTTTAAAGTGTATGTAAACAACCCAAAGGGAAATGTTGTAAAGGTAAATTTTGGACATGGTGGAACATCTGCTAAGAAAGCAGGTGAAAAGACAATGCAAATACAAAAAGATATTCCATCAAGAAAAAAGGCATTTAGAGCAAGACACAACTGTGATACTCCTGGCCCAAGAACTGGTGCTAGGTATTGGAGTTGTAAAGCATGGTAATAATTAGGATATATCAATTTTTTTTTGTATCTTAGTGAAGTTATAACATAAAGAAAGTATAAATGGCAGAACAAAACAATAGTTCATTTTTCGATAGATTAACGAAACTCTTTTCTACTCAAGCAATCGTAACGGTTGATAAGGATGGAAAGAGAAAAGTAGTTGATACCGATGATAGACAACAAGGTACTAATCTTATGAATTTAAGAGATAGGTACACAAAGCTACAAAGGTCTTTTTCTCAAGACAATATGGCAGCTCAATCAATGGCATACCATCAAGTTCGTAGAGAACTATTCAGAGATTATGATGCGATGGATAATGACCCAATTATCGCATCGGCATTAGATATATATGCAGATGAATCAACATTAAAAAATGAATTTGGTGATGTTGTACAAATTAAATCAAAAAACGAAAAAGTAAAAGAAATATTAGAAAATCTTTTTTATGATATTCTTAATATAGAATTTAACCTATGGTCTTGGACAAGAAATATGGTTAAGTACGGAGATTTCTTTTTACTACAAGAAATACAAGAAGGTGTTGGTATTATTAACGTAAGACCACTTCCAGTTTACGATACTGAAAGATTAGAGAATACTGATGAAAGAAATCCCAACTATGTTAAGTTTAAAGTAAACAATGACCCAAATGGTAAAGGTGATTATGAAAACTTTGAAATAGTACATTTCAGATTATTATCAGATACAAACTTCCTTCCTTATGGAAAGGCAATGATTGAAAATGGTAGAAGAATTTGGAAACAAGTTTCTCTTATGGAAGATGCTATGTTAATCCATAGAATTATGAGAGCACCAGATAAAAGAGTTTTCAAAATTGATATTGGTAATATTCCTCCTCAAGAGGTTGATAACTATATGCAAAGAATCATTAATAAAATGAAGAAAACTCCATTCGTAGATAAAAGAACTGGAGATTATAACTTAAAATATAATGTACAAAACCTAACTGAAGATTTCTTTTTACCTGTTAGGGGTGGTGATAGTGGTACACAAATAGAATCATTGGGTGGATTAGAATATACAGCTATCGATGATATTGATTACTTAAAAAATAAAATGTTTGCAGCTCTAAAGATTCCAAAAGCATATTTGGGATATGATGAGAATGTAAATGGTAAAGCAACTCTTGCTGCAGAAGATGTGAGATTTGCAAGAACAATAGAAAGAATACAAAGAACTTTAATATCTGAATTAACTAAGTTAGCAGTAACTCATTTAGCAGCACAAGGTATTGAGGGAAGTGAAATGGTAGATTTTGAATTAGATTTAGTTAATCCATCTACTATATATGAACAAGAGAAGGTAAACTTATGGAGTGAGAAGGTTAGATTAGTTTCTGATATATCTGCACTAAATATGGTATCTAAAGATTGGGCATATAAAAATATATTTAACTTTAGTGATGATGAGGTTGATTTCCAAAAGGTTCAACTTATTAATGACCTTAAAGATAGGTTCAGATATCGTTCAATTGAGGATGAGGGAAGTGACCCAGCAATGGAGAAAGACCCAACTGATGTAGAGGATGAGTTAGAAGAATTAAAGACTGAGTTAAAAAACAAAGGTGGTAGACCAAAAGAGGGAAACACTTATGGAAAGGATAAACATCCATATGGGAGAGACCCATTAGGTAAAAAGGAAAATCAAAAAGCATTGAAAAAAACCGAGTCTACAATAAAGAAAGTTGCTAAAGAATATGTTAATGGGGTTTCGGCAAAAAGAAAGTTAATGAGTGAAAACGGAGACTTTTTAGATGATGTTAATTTGATTGATGAATAAAAATTTAGGAAATCAAAATAAACTTATATTTATATACGATGTATAGTATTGTGTATTGATATATTATTATAGGATAAAAACATAATGAAGAGGGTAAAACATTCAAAATTTAAGAACACTGGTATCATTTTCGAACTTCTCGTAAGACAAATTACGTTAGAAGTTCTAAATGGAGATGTTACTGAGAAGGCTAAAAAAATCGTTAGTGAGTTTTTTAGTCCAAAAACCGAGTTAAACAAAGAGTTGAGATTATACGAACTTCTTATGAAGGAAAAGTATAATTCTGAATCAAGAGCTGAGAAGTTCATTGATACAGTTAACGAAGCTCATAATCGTATTGACCAAACACAATTACATAAAGAGAAGTATAATCTAATTAAAACGATTAACGAATCATTCAATATGGATGAATTCTTATCTTCTCCTATATCTAATTATCGTTTGATGGCATCTATCTATAAGATTTTCGAATCTAAAAAAATGGATAACTATGATATAAAGGATGTATTCAATTCAAAAATTACTCTTATTGAAAATATTACATCTAAACCAGCTACTAAATCTATAAATAAAAAAGATAAATTAGTTGAATCATATAAAAAGCAAGATAAGGATTTAAGATTACTTACTTATAAGATATTAGTAGAGACATTTAACAAAAAGTATTCTAACCTAAATAATGACCAAAAGTTATTGTTAAAAGAATATATCAATAACCTAAGTAATACAACTGGTTTTAAATCATATGTGGAAAAATCAATTCCATCTATTATAAAAGAATTAAAATCAATAAAATCTAAAATAAAAGATAAGGTAACTCAAATTAAATTAGCAGAAACTATTTCCGTACTATCTAAAACTAAGATTGGTAAGAATGTTTCTGATAATCATGTTTCATCAATTATGATGTCATATGAATTGATAAAGGAATTGAAAGTTAAGATATGAGTTTAAAGAAATTAGTTGAAGATTTAATTGAAGAAATTCAAAACGAAGAATTAGAGATTGAGGAATCCTCCACAACTGGTGGTATTGCTGGATATAATACTCCTAATGCGTTTAAAGATACTGATGGTACTGATGAGGATGATGAGGTTGATGATGATGTAGTTAAAAAACTTACTAAATCTACTGGTTATGAAAAGGTTGATGA